AAGAAGTCCAAGAAGAAGAAACCCAAGAAGTAGAGTACTCAGATACAGAACAGTTCGTCCTTGATGCCACTAAAGAGTGGGAGGAGAACGGTCAATTGTCTGATGAAACATATCAGATGTTTACTGAGATGAGTTCTCAAGATCTGGTAGATGCATACATGAACCTCTATGAGGATGGTGGAGCACCTGAACCAGAAGCACGAGACCTCACTGATGCTGAAGTAAATCAGATTCAGAACTTTGCTGGTGGTCAAGATGCTTATGCCAACTTGATGCAATGGGCAAGTGAAAATGTGGCTTCTAATTATGTTGAAGCGTTTGATCAAATTGTGGATAGCGGTGATCCAGCTGTTATCCAACTTGCAGTTGCTGGTCTTATGGCTACTTATCAAGAACAACAAGGCTATGAAGGCCGTATGTATTCAGGTAGAGCAGCTCAAGAATCCTCAGCTCCTGCCTTCAGATCGCAGGCTGAGCTTGTCGCGGCTATGAATGATCCTCGTTATGACAACGATCCTGCCTACCGACAAGATGTGTTTGATGCACTCTCACGATCTGAACTTAACATGTAATCCACTTTATTAAAGATGAAACTTATTGCTATTACCGCCGCAACTGTGCTGGCTTCTACTCCTGCTTTCGCTGGTGTCTATGCCAACGTCGAGAGCAACTCTGGCTTCGCTGACGGCGACTATAGCTCCACCTTGATTGAATCCCACCTGGGTTATGAAGGTGAGTTGGGAAACGATTCTTCCTGGTACATCCAGGGTGGCCCGGCTTTCGGCCTTATCCCAGACGAAGACAACGAAAACTATGCGTCTGGGAAAGTTGGAGTATCTTGGGACATCGTGGAAGACACCACCGTGTATGGCGAAGTGTCTGCTATCACCGCTGATGAATGGGACTTCGATGACCTTGGCTTGGGTGTTAAAGCCGGTGTTACTTATCGCTTCTAAATGAAAAAGAAACCTGCCAATAAAACACGCCTTGACTCTAAGTGCTGGAAAGGATATGCAAAGCGTGGTACCAAAGTCAAGGCTGGTACCCGTGTCAATAACTGTGTAAAAGTTAAAGGTAAATGACATACGTCACCGAAGACGGTGGACGACAAAATCTCTACGCTATCGAACCACCTATGTACATCGACGAGAATTCTATTCCTCATAACGAGCGTGCTGAACGCTTGAATGGCCGCCTGGCAATGCTAGGAGTCATGGCGGCTATCGGTGCCTACGCGGTAACCGGACAATTGATTCCTGGCATTTGGTAAATAAAAAACATGACCGCAACTATTGCTATTAATCAGCGGCGGTCATCACTGTGGGACAAGTATCTCAACTGGGTGACCTCGACTGACAACCGTCTTTATATCGGACACTTTGGTGTCCTCATGATTCCAACGCTGCTCGCTGCAACAGCTTGTTTTGTAATCGCATTCATTGCAGCACCACCTGTTGACATCGATGGAATCAGAGAACCAGTCAGTGGAGCCTTGCTCTACGGAAACAACATCATCTCAGGAGCAGTCGTTCCTTCTAGTAACGCAATCGGGTTGCACTTATACCCTATCTGGGAAGCCGCTTCGCTTGACGAGTGGCTCTACAACGGCGGACCCTATCAACTCGTGGTCTTCCATTTCCTTATCGGAGTCTTTGCATATGCAGGACGAGAATGGGAACTTTCATATCGACTCGGCATGAGGCCGTGGATCTTCCTTGCATATTCTGCACCAGTCGCTGCCGCAACAGCTGTATTCCTTGTCTACCCTTTCGGACAAGGCAGTTTCTCTGATGGAATGCCGTTGGGAATCTCGGGTACCTTCAACTACATGTTTGTATTCCAAGCTGAGCACAACATTCTTATGCATCCCTTCCATATGCTTGGGGTCGCTGGCGTTTTTGGCGGTAGTTTGTTTTCAGCTATGCATGGTTCCCTTGTTACTTCTTCTTTGGTCCGTGAAACGACTGAGAATGTAAGTCAGAACTATGGCTATAAGTTTGGACAGGAAGAAGAAACCTACAATATCGTCGCCGCACACGGCTACTTTGGGAGGCTTATCTTTCAGTATGCCTCATTCAATAACAGCCGTAGCCTCCACTTCTTCCTCGCCGCATGGCCTGTAGTTGGTATCTACTTTGCTGCTATGGGTGTGAGCACCATGGCATTCAACTTGAATGGCTTTAACTTTAACCAATCAATCATCACTCCTTCTGGTCAAGTAGTTAATACTTGGGCCGACATCCTGAACCGTGCTGGTCTGGGTATGGAAGTGATGCACGAGCGTAATGCTCATAACTTCCCACTCGTCGATATGTACCCGATGATGGTAGCAAAGAGATCGTTGCTGCTGTTGTTCCTGGTGAACCTTATGAGATGTGGCTGCGGAGACAACAGAAACTTCTCCCAGTTCTTGATACAGAGATTAACCTACAGTT